ACTTAAATAACCAAAACAAATAACCTATGATACAATCAACTTTTATTCAACAAGGCTGGGAATGTCCTAAATGTAAAAGAGTTTATTCGCCTACAACAAGTATGTGTAGTCATTGTCCTGAACATTCTCAAGGATATACATCAACAGGAACTACATTCAGTGCAGGTACAAGTACCACCTTTATTGGTCATAATTTTGAACCAGATAAGAAAGGTTCATCTAAAACAAAATGTAAAATTTGTGGTTTAGAAAAATTTCAACACCCACTTATTTCTTATACTTAACCAAAACAAATAACCAATGTCAGATATAACAAAGTGTAAAGGACAAGTTGGGGCTATTATATGCCCATATAAGGATAAGTGTTATCGTTACACTGCAAAAGCCGATGAACTATACCAAAGCTTTTTTGTAGACTTACCATTAAAAGATGGTAAATGTGATTTATACTGGGGAGATAATGGAGAAAGTATATGGAATCAATTAAAAGAAATAACTAAAGATAAATAACCTATGAAAACAGCAATACAAGAATTGATTGAATGGATTGAAAACGAAACAGAAACAAGTGTTTATGTTATTAGGGATAAAGCAAAAGAGTTACTTGAAAAAGAAAAAGAGCAAATGATTGTTTTCGGTAAAAAAATGCAATTAGTACAGCATGTTTCTTATGATGATGATATAACATATTGCTTTGAGCCTGAAGATTACTATAATCAAACCTATAACCAAAACAAATAACCTATGAAAGAAACTTTATTTATTATTATAATATGGGAACTTGGGAAGTATGGAATTAAGATTATATTAAACGCAATTTTAAACAAATAACCTATGACACCTTTACAAGAATTAATGCAGTGGTTTAACGAAAGACCACAATACGATAAAACATCTGAAGGATATGAGATTATGCAAAAAGCACAAGAGTTGTTACAAGATGAAAGAGGCAATATGGTTAGGTTATTAAGATGGGTACTAAAACATTATTCAACAGGTACAGATATAGAAGGTTTTTTTATGTGGGAAAACCCAATAGGTAAAGAATTTGATTCTATGCAAGTAGTTGACCATTATTTAAACCAAAACAATAAACTATGAAAACAGCAATGCAAGAGTTAATTGATGATATTGGAAAATATATTAAAGTTGACTGGCCTATGAATAAGTCAATTAGAAATTCAATTAATAAAGGACTTGAAAAAGAAAAAGAGCAGATATGTAATGCTTATACCGATGTATTAGAAGGCCCATATATTGGAGCAGAACAATACTACAACCAAACCTATAACCAAGAGAGTCAAGAATATTTAAAAAAACAAAGAGATAATATGGAGAATTTTATATGGAATAGAATGAATAAAAATAACCTATGAACAAAGAAGAAGTAAAAAACGACATATCCGTAAGTAGTAGATTAAAACATATAACGGATGAAAAAGACACTAAAGTAGCTGACTTTATTATGTATTATGCTTTTAAAGATGAAAAAGAAGTCTATACTAATGGAACAATACTTGTACCATTGTTTAGAGTATTGGATGCAATATCACAAAAAGGTGAGCAATATCAAGATGGATAAAATATTTAACCAAAACAAATAACCTATGAGCAAACCAATTTTTATAGTAAGATTACCAGACATAGCACAAAATAAACATTTAAGTGAAGCTGCTGAATCATTAAGTAAATTAGGATTTTATGATGATTATCGTGTTTTAGTTGTTAAAGATACGAAATGGCTAAGAGATTAGATATGGTTATAGAAGTATGGAAGAAAGGTATATATTTTGGTAAATATAGATTTATAAATGGAATTTTGCATAAATTGAAAGAATAGTGGAAGCATACCAAACAAAAGCAATTAATATATATTTAAATTTTTTTTTAAAAGATAAAGTAACTGATTTTGAAAATAGGATTATAAAAGCAAAAAATAGTGCTATAGCTTATGTTCAAAAGGAAATTGAATTAAAGACAAATAATCCAGATGATTTATTTTATTGGGCTAATGTAAAAAATGTACTTGAAAAATTATGAGAAATTCAACAATAATAGTAAAGAAAAAGCGTTGTATTAATTGTGGTAATATTGATTATCATTTTTCTAAAAAAATGTGTAAACAATGTGCTACTATACATTCTACTCAAAAAAGAATGGATGAATTTGAAGATGATTCTGAAAGTTTTAATAATTTAGTTCAAGATTTAGATCATGTATTTAGCCAATATTTAAGAAATAAATATGCTGACAAAAGTGGAATTGTAGAATGTTATACATGTGGTAGTAAACATAAGATTGCTGAAATACAATGTGGCCATTTTATGGGTAGAATTAATTTAGGAACAAGATGGATGGAGGAAAATTGCAGACCACAATGCATGGAATGTAATTATTTTAAAACAGGCAATATTGAAGAATTTGAAAATAAACTACACGAAGAAAATAGTGCATTAGTTGAATATCTTAGAGAAACAGCTAGGCAAACAGTTAGACCAACAAGAGATGAGCTTAAAGCTTTGATTCTGGAATATAGAGCAAAACTAAACTTAGTAAAAAAGAAATTTATTTTACAGGGGTAATCATTGTATTGGTGGTTTTTTATAGTAAAGCCCCCTGCAATTTTTATTGTGGGGGTTATTTTTGGAAATATATTTCTATTTTGCATGAATTTTTCTGCTTTTTCATGCTAAAAAGCTAAAATTGGAAACATATTTCTAATTAGTGTCACCAATTTATATAAATATGTGACAAAGTGAGGGTTAATTTATTTATATCTTGTAACATATAAATGGTAATAATTGTTACGAAATATATTCAAATGAATATAAATAATACTTTTTTAATTAAATTAATTTTGGCTAGTATATTTAATTAAATTAATTTTACAAAAAATATACAAAATGGCTAGAAAAATAGATCCAGAATCGGTTTCAAGTAAAGTGGCTGAATTGATAGTAGGCCAGCATCAGATTTTTAATAACCCATATACTTCAATTATGGTTATGGTATCAAATTTAAAAAGAAAAGAAGAACATAAAAACAAAACATTTAAGGTGAAATTTATTAATAACAAAACAATTGTAACAAGAATAAAATAAGTATTATGCACATTCAAATTGTAAACTACACACGAACTTTTAATTTAGGTAACTATTCTTCTGAAAAAATTGGGGTTGAATTTTCTCTTAATCAAGGGGAGCCAGCTTGGAAAGCACTTGATGCTGCAAGAGAATTGGTAGAAAGTTATCATAAAGAAAATGTTATTAGATTAAAAGAATTAGGTATTATTTATGATGAACAAATACCTGATGAAGTTATTCCAACGCAATCAAAACAAACATTAGCTGAAAAAACAAAGCAATTTATTGACTCATGCAAAACTAAAGAAGAATTAAAAGCTTGGGAGTTAATGAGCAAAAGCAACCCAGAGTTACTACAACACTATAATAATAAACTTAAAACGCTGTAAATTATGAAATGGAATGACACACACATTAGAGCAAGCTCTGTAGGTTATTTAATGACTGAACCACAATTAAAAAACGATAGGGAAGCTGGGTTATTATCTAAAACAGCTCAAAAATATTTACTAGAAGTTTATATTGCTGAAAAGTATGGTAGAAGAAAAGACATACAAACAAAACAAATGCGTAAAGGAAATGAGGTTGAAGATGAAGCAATTGAATTTCTTGGAAATTATTTAGGGAAGCCTAAAAATTATTATGTAAAAAATACTGAAAAATTTACTAATGATTTTATTGCCGGCACTCCAGATGTAATTGATATTGAAAATGGTAGTGGTATTATTTATGATGTTAAGTCTAGTTATGATTTATGGACATTTATGGGTAATGTTTTAGATAAAGTAGATAGTTTATATTATTGGCAAATGCAATCTTATATGTGGCTTACTGGAGCAACTAAGGCATATATCACATTTTGTTTATTAGATACTCCTTTTGGTATTATTGAGCAAGAAAAAAAATATTTGCTTTATAAGATGAATGTAGTTTCTGAAGAAAGTGTTGAATATGTAAAAGAAGCTTGGAAGCTTGAATTTAATATGACATTTAAAGATATACCTGCAAATGAAAGAATATTGTTTTTCCCTATAGATAGAAGTGAAGATGATATTTTACGCATACAAACCAAAGTAGAAAAAGCAAGAGAATATTTACAAACAATAGAAGATCTACATACAAACTTTAATAAATGAGTGCTAACATTATAAGTGCTATACAAAATCTAATAATGGCTAAAGAGCAGTTTGAAGATTTTTGCAGACAATTTCCTGAAACAAAAGGTGAAAAATTATTTAAAACATATAGCAATAAAATTAGCTGGATATTTAAAGATATAGTTACCCATCCGTTTTTAACAGAAGAAGTAAGAGCAGGTATAAAAAAAGAAATAAATAGTGATGTATTTGCTGTACCTGCAATACTTGAAAAAGTAGCTTTATTAACACCAGAACAAAGGGATATGATTGAGGCTACATTAGATGCAATGATAAATGGAGAAGAAGTAAAAATAGTTGATATAAACGAAATAAACGAAAAATAAAATGGCAAAGAAAAAAGCAGAAACAAAATTAGAAAATTATGTAGATAGTATTTACACAGAAGGATGTGATTTCTGTATGCAATTTGATTATGATGATCCACATGTAATTGGAGCAAGTCCAGATGGTGATGGTGGATTGGAAATAGTATTAAAAGCTTACCAAGATGCTGGTATTACATTCGTATGCCCAAATACAGGTAAAAAACTTAGATTGTTTTCAAGACCATTATCTGATGCGGGTAAAAAAATATTAGAAGATCAAGCCCCTTCTTAAGGAGTTTATGCTGGTTGGTGTAATTGGCAACACTACAGATTTTGATTCTGTCATTTTAGGTTCAAGTCCTAAACCAGTAACTACTTTTCTAAAATAGATATAATTTTATCTAATTTTTCTATTTCAATTTTTGATAAATGAACTTGTAAATCTTCTATTTCTTTTTTAGCATCAACATTAATCTTATAGTCATGTTCTGCATGTCTTCTATCTCTTTCATTCTGTCTGTTTTGTGACATCATAATAATAGGAGCAGCATAAGCAGCTTGAGTAGAAAATATAAGATTTAAAAGAATAAATGGATAGTTATCCCAATGTTTTACAAAACCGATAACATTCAATGTCATCCAAATTACAACAATAATAGTTTGCCAAATAATAAATCTCCAAGAGCCCATTCCATTTGCTACAGCATCTGAAATTTTATCTCCAAAGGTATATTCTTCTTTGTGTTTTTTATGCCAATCCATTACTTTAAACTTAATAAGTACAATGTTTCTGCAAACAAAGTAGCTATTTCATCTACTTGATTTTGAATCCAAGTTTCTTGATAAATATCTTTTCTATCTTCTTGAATTGTATCATACATATGTTTAAAATACTTCACAACTTGCTCTGAATCTTTATAATCAACTGGACTGTCTATTTGATATTTTGTTGGTCGGCCATATATACCACTTACACTTTCTACTAATCCATCTGTTAAATCAAGAATTTTATCATAAAACTTATTTAAAGCTTTGTGTACTGGATAAGAATCAGTTTGATGATGCCAAACTACTGATTGATCAAAAGAATCTTTTAAATAAGATACAAAATAGGAGAATTTTTGTTCAGACATATTACAATATTTTGGCTAAGTTACGATTTTTTGTGTGCATTGGCAAATTTACGAGCTGCTTCAACACTGCCAAATCCCCAAGCTTTTAAAGCCAAGGCTTTCCTTGTTGGTTCACCATTAGGCTTTTTCATAGCACCCATCATACCAGAAAATCTAGCTGCAAAAGAAACTCTTCTAGGATTAGTTCCACCCTTTACCGGAGCTTTCAAATGACCACCATGCGCATGATTGTATGAATCACGACCTTTTTGATTTAATCCACCTGCTGGATTTTTACCTTCTTTTCTTTCCCAAGCTTCAGACATAGTTATTTTTTTTCTTGTGCTTTAATTTTTTTCTCTTGCTTTAACATTTCAGGAGTTGGCTTCTTACCACTTCCTTTGTTTTCACGAATTGAATCCCAAAGACCATGTCTTGAGTATGAGCCATCAGCTCGTTTCATCATTTTTAATTTACTTTTCATACGCTAATTTACGAATTATTTCCAATTTTCTGACTTCCAAATTACTAAATCTATTCCTTTTAAGCCATCTGGAGGCGTTTTTCTTTCTTCAGTAGGTATTTGTTCCAATTTGGAACTAACCTCTAATTTTGGCCTATTTGTGTCGTAAGGGGGCATATTTTTAAAAGGTGCTCCCCTTTTAGTTTCTTTTGAGCCATAATTATCCATTAAATAATTTACTACTTGTTGAACAGATGTCAAATTTTGCTCTTTTTGAATCATATCCAACTTATATAAGTCAAATCTAACTCCAATTGGTTTGCTTTTTGCCATATTATAGTTTTTCTATTTCTTGTTTAACTTCTTGCCAATAGTTTTTATTAGACATAATTGTATTATCTAAACGAAATTTTATTGGATTAGCTTCAATAATCTCATCTACTGCTATTAATGCACATTGTTTAGTAATTAAAAAAACTGCTGCATTTGTTTCATTAGGATGTGGCATATTATCAAACATTTTTTGATAAATATCTTTTGCTTTTTCGTGTGGTGTCATAGTTTATTTTGTTGTAGCTACAAAATTAAGTTAAATATTTGAAATGTAGCTACACAACTTTAACAAATATAACCCTACTATAAATTAAAAACCAATTAACCCAACATTGGAAGATTGCCAGACAAACCACCAGCAGAAAGGCCAAACAAATTGCAAGAGTAAAAGTAAACAACC